TTGTTTAATGCACGCGATTGGAATGCAAAAGATCGTAGAGCATGGAATGATTTTTTTCAGGTACATCGACATTTCGGTTATGATATTTTACTTGTAACTCAATTTATTAAGTTATTGGATAAGCAATTGATTGCTTTGGTGGAATATAATCACATACACCGAAAAGTATCTAATTTTGGAATAGGTGGAATGATTATTTCTGCTTTTACATTTGGCAGATTGTTTGTTTCTGTTCACGAGTGGTATCCAATAAAGGCAAAATTGGGTTCTGATTTCTTTCTTTACAAAAAGAAACTTGGTGATTTGTATGATTCATACATGGCATTTGATGAAGATCATGATGATTCAAACGAATTAAAATTGTTATTCTCTGCGTCAGAAAATGACAGAGAAACTTCTCCAGAAGTTGCGATTGGCATTTCTGCAGCAGAGGAAAACATTGACGAATTTTTGATTGATTTGGATTCTAAAATCATTGAAAATACAGCCTAGATTTTCGGCTTTCGCCTTAACTTGATACTATAGAAACAATTTAGTCATTGTTTTTGCCATTTTCGATAAAAAAAGTCAGTAAATACAAGGGTTTGCGATACACTTTACCGTAGTACAGTGAAATCCTTAAAAGGGGGCAATTGTGGATAACTTTTTACTTAAAGAAAAGGATAAAAAATTCTATGAAAAAAAACAAAAAACGTATCTTATGGCTAATTCTTACATTCGTAATCACTGGGAAGATTACGCTCAACGGATGCGCTGGTGTGGTACTCAACTTTCTTTTAAAGAATATACTAATGGTGATTTTAAATTAGATAAAGCAAATTTCTGTAGAATTAGATTATGTCCTCTTTGTTCCTGGAGGCGCTCTTTAAAAATTTATAGTCAAGCTAGTAAGATCATGGATCATATTATTGATAATAACGATTATGTTTTTTTATTTCTTACTCTCACTGTAAAAAATGTTGTTGGTGAGGATTTGAATAAAACTATTGATGATCTTCTTGTTGGATATAATAAGCTTTTTTTCATTCGTAAGATACAACGTTCTATTAAAGGTTCTTTTCGTGCTTTAGAAATTACACATAATACAAATGTTGATAGTCCGTCTTTCAATACTTATCATCCTCACTTACACTGTATTCTTGCTGTAGAAAAATCATATTTTTCAAGTAGAGGTTCAAAAAATTATATTGGCCATGATGAATGGGTAAGATATTGGAAAGATTGTATATCTGCTGATTATGATCCTATTGTACAAATTGAACGTTTAAAAGTTAAAGATCGCGATACCAATACCATTAAAATGATTGAAACTAAAGAAGAAATGAAAAAAGTACTTTGTGAGGTTGCAAAGTACACTGTAAAAGATTCTGATGTAATCAATGATAATTTAGATCTAATGGATCAAGCTGTTTTTTATTTGCATAATGCTCTTGCTGGGCGCAGGTTAATTTCTTTCAAAGGATGTTTTTTTAAGGCTAGAAAAGAATTGAATTTAGATGATTGTGTTGATGGTGATCTCATTCATGTAGATGGTGATCAGGTAAGACAAGATTTAGATTTTATAATAAAAACATACAGATGGCATGTTGGTTTTGGCAATTATGTTTTGATTGATCCTGAAAACAATGAGTTTTGTCTTGGTTGAATTTTTGGTGTATGATATGTTGGGTAAATATTTAGAATTATAACTGTCATTTAGAAAGACAAGTTTAACGAATAGAACGATTGGTTGTCTTTTGCGAATTAGTTTTAGATTTGAAATTTGAGTTGTGCAGAAATGCATGGCTCTTTTTTTTATGAGTTAAGATTCTTCAGATATGTCGATTGGTCCGTAGTTTTTTTCGTAGTCTTCTACAAATTGTGACAAAATAAATTCAATTTCTTTTGTTCGATTTCTTTTACTTACTTCTGCAATCTTATTTAGTTTTTTTAGAAGATCATCATCTACAAATCTAATACTTGTAGCAGGTTTTTGTTTTTTTCTCATTTATTGTTTTCACCTCCTTACTCTTATTATACAAAATTTTTTTATTATTATCACTATAATATTTATACATCTAATTGACATCTACCAAATTTTGTATTATATTTTTCATGTAGACGTCTACTAGGTGTCTAATAGATAACTATAAACTTAGCTTAGAGAAAAACGGAGGAAAAATATGAAAGCTCAAGTTGTTGGAATGGAAAAAGTTGACTATACGTCAAAAAAAACTAATAAAGATGTGAAAGGTGTTAAGCTGCATTGTCTTATTGAGGGCAACACAAACACTGATGGCGCAGCTGTTGAAACATTTTTTATAAGCTTGAATGAAAAAAATGTTGATGTTTCGCAAGCATTGAAAAAAATCAACCTGAATAATTACATTAATGTTTCATATAATCGCTTTGGTTTTGTTGACGATATTATACTTTTGGAATCTTAAATGAAATCGAACGAATTTGTTGAACAATCTTTACATTTGTCTTGCATGAATAAAAAAGTTCGATTGAAAATTTTAACCAGCAAGTACAGAGATCCATTTGAAAAAGAATTATATTTTCGTCAATGTTATAACTCAAAAAATTGTTTATCAGCTGTATTTCGCTTTTCGGATTCTTTAGATCGTGATACAAAATACTACAATTTTTTTACAAATTACGAAGAATTTGAAATAGAACTCATTGAGGTTTAAATATGTATATGCTTATGACGTGTTTGTTTTTAACTGTATCATCCCCTACCCTATCCATGAATGAACCTGATCCGATAGTCGAAGAACAACTACCAACACCGGACGAAGAAATAATTCAACCGGAATTAGATCTCACTACTATCGAAAATGCTTTACTGATTTTGATTGTTGGATCAGGCACTCTTCTTGGCAGCCAATTTGGTGTGATTTTTACTAAACATTTCTCAAAGTGAGGTATTTATGAGTATTATTAAAATGGAAAATTTATTTATTAATGAAATATTAGATTATTGTTACGATAATGAAATTTTATTTTTTTATGAAATATGTGATTTTTGTAGAAGTGATGAACGTTATAATCATTGGTTTTGTCTTTTGATTCTTCATGCTGATTTTTTTAACGCTTATTTTGATTCACTCTATAAATTAAGCCAAGAAGAAAAAAATCAAGGTTGACGAAGTCACGCGTAGCGCATGACCTTGAATTTTTTCTATGAATCAGCAAACACTTGGAAAGGGGTGCTGGAAAGTGCATTTCTTACCAGCGCCCTTAATATAAATGGTTTACCTGCTAAAATTTGAAAAAAGAACATGTATCTAAGAGGTGATCTAAATGCAAATTACAGATTTATTTGGAATTTATACAATTGGAATAGTAGCAGGCTTTCTGCTTTCTCTCATTCCTTATATCATATCTTTTGTTGTTGGTCATTTCTTTAAGCTTTTAACAAATGAGGTATTTGAAGATGAATAATCATCTTTTAATATAACTATAATGACGAAAGGGGGGCAAATATATGCCAAACGTTGGATCTGTTGTTTCTGTGACAGAAACTTTGTCTACAGCTTTAACCGGTGTTGCTACACAAATGACCGGAGTTATCACTACGATTTTACCAATTGCTTTAGGAATTGTTGGATCTGTAATGGTTGTTACATTCGGTGTTAAGTTATTCAAAAAAATATCAAGTAAAGGTTAATTCCAAAGAAATGGCTCAATGCATAGGCATTGGGCTTTCTCTTTAAAGGGGGACTTATGAAAAAATGGTTTTTATCTATTATTTTTTTATTTTCATTATTTGCTTGCTTGTTTGTTTGTCCGATTGATGTATATGCTACTTCTCCTGCTCCTCTTGAGCCTGCTCCTACTTTGCAAGTGGTTAAACCTCAATTACAAGCTGTGCAAGATGAGGCTGTTGAATACGCATTCAATAAGCACGCTTATGTTGTTCCTGCTGAATTTCATTTCTATGCCTTTTTGGACTTTGTAAAGGCTTATGGTGAGGCAAATTGGACAGAGGAAGAGGATTTTCAGTATTATGTACAACCTGTCATTGATGCCTCTTGCTTGCCTGAATCTTTGCAAGGCTTGGATGCAAACATATATATGGCCTATGTTGACTATGGATTTATGAAAGTGGGTGGCTATTTTGATTCAGCTGGTAATTTGCTTGGTGGTGAATATGTAAAATTTACTTCGCAAATGGATTCATTGGTTGATGCATTTATAGATCAGTTGGTTGATGATTATTATTTGCCTATTGATCAAAATCTTTCTGTTGGTGGATCTTATGTACCAAATGTTAATGAGTCTTTTTATTTATTTGATATCTGTTCACGATTTGGTATTGGAGTACCTGATACCTTAGTACGTTTTAAATTTGCAAATTCAACTCAAAATTCTTATGTGTTTATTCGAAAAGCTGAAAATGTATATTCCGGATTTGACTATACTTATTATTTGACTATCTTTCGAAAAAATCCAATTGAAAACTTGAATTTAACTCTTACATCTACATCTTTTTATAGTTATGATAATGCAAGTCGCTCTTACTTTATTGATTCTTTTAATCAACAAATAAATGGGCCTATTAATACAAATTATTTTGATTTTATTAAAAATGGTGATATGTATATGTATGAAGTTGAATTGTATAGCCATTTTAGTAATGGTGGACCTGCTCAAATAATATCGCCTTATAAAGCTTATCATTATAATTCAAAACAAGAATTTTTTACTTATTTTTTAAACAATATAGCCGATTTGACTAGAGGTGGAATAAAATTTTTTCCAAATGGCAACACTGATCTTGGCGCTGTAGGTGGTCAAGTTTTGAAAGGTGACTCTCTGGCTCCTTACAATGATCCATTGCGTGAAAATATAACTAAGCCTTTAATTATACCAACGAATCCTATTCCTGCAATTATACCACCTGTGAATCCTGTGACTCCACCTGCTCCAACTGTTATAGATGATCCTGCTCCTAGTCCTAGTGCTCCTGGTTCACCAACAATTCCAATACAAGAACAAAATCCTGACTTAGCTCCTTTTATGCTTGATTTATCTGAGAAGTTTCCATTTTGTGTTCCTTTCGACCTTGTAAAGGCTTTTAAGACGTTGAATAAGCCTGCTGAAGTTCCACATTGGGAATGGACTCTAAACGTTCCCAGTATTGATTTTTCGTATACATTTGTATTAGATCTAGCAGAATTTGAGTCTCTTGCTCAAATACTACGCATTATTATCATTATATCTTTTATCATTGAATTGATTATATTAACTCGATACATTATATCAGGTTAG